TAAAGGTTGAATCTATAAACCACGGACTTGTTGGCATTGATATGAGTTTGGTCATGAGCCTAGTAATCCTTTCCTGTACGCCCCGCCCCGTCTAGTTGCTTCTAACACGCCCAACTTGGTCACGTTAGCTATCTCTGGGAGCATTCTTTGTACTTCTGTTCTGACTGTGCCAACCACGCCAGCAGATAAGTTAATAGTTTGATTTACCACTACTTCTCCGCCTCCGCCAAAAGCGCTACGAGTATCCGCATTATTCATAACACGACCACCAGTATTAGGCATAAACAATTCTGGACCCCTCTCCCCAACAAGATACGGCTGTCCTCTGCTTACGTTTCCCCCTCCAGCTTTACCACGGTTAGCCAGAGTAGGAAAAGCATTTGGTGTTCCGGTCAGGCCAAAGATAGAATTAAGTATTGTATTTACAACAGTCATTTGAAGGAAGGTTGATATTATTTGATTCACTATATCTTTTGCGAAATCTCTAAATGAAGCCAAAGCGCTTTCGCCTTCCATTAACGATCTAACAAAGTCATTAGTAAAAGCGTTAGTCGCTTGAGCAATGGCTGGAGCCATAACCTCTTTAAATGTTTCTGATGTCTCTTCTGCCTCTAGCTTCATGGCGTTTAACTCATCTTTAATACGAGACAACTCTACTACTGACAGATCGCCCATAGTTCCAGTTGATATTATGAGGTCAAATTGTTTAAAGAGTTCATTAACCTTTTCAAGCGGAGTAATTGAATCCTCTAAGACTCCCTGCATGGCTTGAAGCGCACTAATAGCATCCGCATCTGCTGCTCTACTTATCTCTACTGTTGTTTGACCTAACTCCTTTCTTGCATTTCTTAAGCGCTCTAAAAACTGCATTGCGCCACGCATTTGGGCCATTGTTGCGTCAAGGCTTGGGAGTTCCATACCCTCCGGCAAGAGCATTGCCTGAAGATTGCCAGCGCCTATTATTAAATCTCCTACAATCCCTCCACCAACTTTATTCGCGTTGTCCTCTAACATCCTCCTGACGTCATCAAGTTTATGAATAGTGTCAATTACTTGATCAATCTCTTTGTCTATTAATACTCTTGCTGCTGCTGTTTCACCCACGCCTATAAGTTCAAGAATAGGAGAAGGCACATCTTGACCCTCTCTAAATACTCTCATTGCCTCCGCTTGCGTTCCTACAAACTCCGCAAACAAATCCGTAAAGTCTTTAAGTACGCCACCACCGCCAGCTCTAAATATTTCATCCGCTAACCGCTTAAAGTTAATAACAAGATTACTTAATTTGACCCCAAAGGTATCCATTTGAGCTGCCATCAGCCCACCAAAACCCTCTTCAAGCCCCTCAGTAAGCTCCTCCATGATTTTCGCAGCTCCCGCTGCTGACTTACCAAATTCCGTTACTTCATCTCTTGTTTTGCCTATCCTTTCTTCAAGAATTTTAAATACGGGAATACCACGATCCGCAAGCTGGTTTAAATCCTCAAGACCTAAAGCTCCTTGAGTAGATCGCCCAAGCATACGGACGAGAGAGTTAAATGATTCAAGAGGGGTTAATGTTGCGCTAGCAGCATCACCAAACGCAGCTAAGACCTTTTCGCTAGGTTCAATGCCTTGAGCCTTTAGAGAGATAAAGGCTTTGGTAACATCTTCAAGCTGAAATGGAGTTGTCTGGGCAAACGTATTGATTCTTTGTAAGGCTTTTTCGCCTTGAGCAGTACCCCCAAACATAGTGGATAGTGATATTCTTAACTGCTCAAAAGAGTCACCTATACTAGCTATATTTCGGACAACTTGAGCCACCCCAACAGCAGCGATAGCCCTACCAAGCAACCGCATAGACCTCGTTAAGACCTGAGAGCTTCTATCTGTTTGGTTGATTTGTTTTTTTAGACCATCAAGGCCGCGAGTGACGTTTTTAGTGTCAGCCTTTATTTCAACAATTAGTTCGTCAACTGTAGTAGCCATTAGTCTGGATGTAACTCCATTAGGTTATCTAGCTCGTTTCTGGATAACGGGGCTTCTTTTTCAGTCCCGTTAAACTCTTTAAACCCATCTATGGCAAGAAATACCTCGCGGGGAGACATATTCCAGAACATACTTGGCTGTATGCCCATCATTCCTACGCAAACCTGATAAAGCCTTTGCCAATCTATTTGATTAGGTTGGCTGTTCTTGCTCATCTTCAACTACTAAAGTAGAAGCTAAAAGCTCCGCTACAGCGCGACAACACTCAACAATTCCTGAATTAGATATAATTTCGTTTATATCTTTTTCAGAAAAATCATTGCCTCCGCCTCGCAGTGCATAAAGCAAGATAGTTCTCAGGTCTGTTATCCTGATATCTGTTTCGCCTAACCGCTGCATAACCAAGAGTATTCCTTTATCTAACGCTGCTTCTATTTTTACAATAGCATCAACAGTTAAACGAGTTTTATACTCCTGATCCCCCAGCTTCACCGTCATCTCGCCCTTCAACGGGTTTGTCATCTGACTTACTCCTTTGTTTTTTAGCGTCTGCTTTAACCGTTATGTAGACAACAGAATCTCTGTCATCTACTCGGACTGATTCAACTTGCGCGGGTTTGCCATCAACCTCTATAGTTGGCTCTGCGTCCTCAACCATAATGGGGACAAATATTTCATTGCCCCTCATCCTGCCCTCGTACTCAGCGCCTTCTATTTTTACTTTGACATCTTGCCAAGACATAGAATCACCTTATGCTGCTGCGAATGATATTGTTCCGCTGCCTTCAAAAGTCATGCTGTAAGTAGCCTCGCCGTTATACTCTCCGGAATATTCCAGAGATGTACACAAGAAGCTGCCAGAGTATGTGCCTAAGTCTGGAATGACAAAAGACATAGCTTGAAGGGCTGCACCGCCAAAATTAGTTCTGGCTTGAACTTCAGCCGTGGTGTCAGTAAACACCCCACTTCCTGAGACGGTGATGCTTTGAACTCCGGCTGCTGGAAGCAACGTGCGGAGGTTAGAACTGTCTTTGTTTGTGATGTCTACCATTTCCTCATTAAGAGTGATTGAAGTTGATCGCAAGCCACCGATAGTAGTTTGTGTTCCGCTTACAGCCACTTTTACAAGAACGGCAGAGCCTTTTTGAGCTGCCATAGTCTTACCTCTGTGTTAATTAGTTCCCAACATTACTGCACGAAATCGCATGACCCCGTGTCTTGTTATACCATCTGGATCGCGTAAAACGTCCGCAAACTCAAAGCGCCCGTTTATGTAATTATATCCTGTCACGGATAGAGATACATCATGCAATAAAGTATGTATTCTGTCCATTATCTGTTTTGTTTCCATGCTTCCATGCCCTCTGCTCCAGACATGAATACTGATAGTCGTTTCGCTTCCATCCACATCCTTTGTAGAGTAATCCCTTGTTGTATCATCGCCAATTTGCACAAACGGGTAAGCGCTGCCTTGCGGCACATCATCATACACCCCCGTCCCAAGCGTTGATGTTAGATTGCTATCACTGTTTAGCTTAGAAAACAGCGCTGTCTGTAGAGGAAACTGCCCGACTGTCAATTTATTATTCCTTCTCTCATAAATATGTTTCGTATCTTCTTTTTGCTCTCATGCAAGGCTGGCCTGAGAAATGGTCTAGCGCCCATCTTATTAGTGCCAAACTCAAGATGTACTGCGTATTCGGCTGAAGCTATGACGCGCCCCATAAAATTGTTTCCCTGTTTAATAACATCATGAGCAATACTATTAACCAAACGCCCTGTATCTGAAGCTGGAGCCTCCCCTTCTGCTGATACTTGATGCTGCCTTGTTGGGTTATACCGAGTAACCATTTCTCCGCTTTTTGCGCCTCTAAGAATACTATCAATCGCCTCATTGCGAACAAGCATTCCTGACTTAGCCATAGCCCGTCTTATGTTCTGCTCCGGCCTTTGAGCCATCTTAGTCTCTAACCCTTTAATAAACTTAGCTTTATTCTTAATCATGCCGCTACATTTTCCTCGGCTGTAATCACATAATACTTATTTCTTTCGTTGTAATTTACAACGCTTCTAACCTGAAAAACCCTAGTTCCCCAAAGTATACGGTTTGCAGCAGTTATATTCTTATCTGACCTGTACCGTATAACAAACTCAAACTGCTTCCTGTCCTGTAATTGTCCTTGCTTTACTTGCTCCCTGCCTATTTTGGTTTTAACTGAGGCAAAGGTTTTAAAGTTGGTCACTAGCGTTTCTGAATAGCCTCCAGCCCCGTCAGCCGTTCTAGTCTGGTTTTGAACGGTTATTTGCTCACGCATAGCCCCTACTGAAAACTGGATCATAGCTTACCCCAAAGCCCCAAATGAGCTAGTACCAAGACCCCCGATAAGCTTAAATGGCTGGTAAAGCTTGTGAATCATGGGCGGCAAGTTGGTGTTTCCATCAGTCATATCCCCTCTTTGGTCGTACAGGTAAGAGATATGTTGCAGCATCCCAACCTTTAGAGCATGAGGAATATCAGCCGGAGTTGCATAACCCGCCAAGAACTCTATCTCTATTGCATTAGCGACACGCAAAGCATGAGGCCAAGTCTCTCCTGTTCTCAGGACTACTCTAGCTGGCTCTCTGGCTGTATCAACATAGTAGCGAGTAGCTGCCATTGTTGTAGCGCTGTCGTCATCATCATAAGTCTTTACAGAAGAAACAGAGCGAACGGGCGCAGTAGGAAGGGCAATATAATCTTTATTAAAGTTTAGGTACGGACCTATTCTTGTTCCTTCCCACAATGGATCATAGATATCATTGGTAGCATCAATGGATAAGGTTAGCGTTTGACTAAGTAGCTTTCTGCCTGTGTAGTTTTCGCAGAACTCTCTCGCTGCCTTTCTCAAGATATGCAAAATTCCTAGCTCAGTATCTTGATCTACCCTGAGATAGTCTCGTATGTTTGTTTCTGACAGCGCTTCAGTCGTTGCCGCTGTTGTTACCGTTAGACCCGCCATTAGAATCCTCGCTTGTTTCAGCATCTACTATAACATCAATGGTATCGCATACGTCCGGCACGATTACACCTGTAGTCGCTGATAAAGCCCCTCTACCGACAGCCCTCATTCCCTTATAGATTCCAGAGCAGTACAGCCCTTTGGCTTCCCTCACTTGCTCTACTGTTGTGCATCCCGTCATAGCCAGAATGCTTATAGCTGTTATTAAAAGTGCCTTCATATCATTACCTCTCTAGGTTATTTGCGCGTCTGCTCGTTTATGTATGATTTTACGCTAGATTTATAACCGTCCATCATATGATCCGAAACAGCTTCGTCCGGCTCAGATAGAAAATCTTTGCGCTTAAAATCTTTACTTGGATTAATTACACAGCTTCCTTCGTTACAAAAGTATATCTGGTTTTGGCTGCATGAGGGTCCGTATAAGAGCCTCGGTATCCTAGCAACCATATCGCTACCATGCACGACAGAATATTGCTTATCAAGCCCCAGAGGACGTTTGAAGCCCTTAAAAAAGGTGTTCGGCTTGCCAAAGGTAACTAGATTTAGAGAATCGTGCTTCTTGTGTAGTTTTAGGGCTGTTAGTTCAGCCAAAGCTCCACCGAGGCTGTGTCCAGTGATGAGTGTTCTTTTTTCATAGTCAATGAGAGGAAGGATATCGGCCCATACGGATTTTAAGGCAAGCACAAAGCCGCCATGACACAAACGACCCCCAAAAGGCATTGGTATTGCGAACCCATCAAAAAAGAAGTCAGTCGCTTGCTGGGAGCCTCTAAAACTTATTACATCAATAGATTTGCGTTTGGCAATGAAAGCGGTTGTGGAAGTAACTTTAGATTCAACCTTTATGGTATCAGGTATTTTTTCATCATAAGCAAGAGAGGCATAACGACACCCCATATTCAACAAAACCGGATCAACCTTCATTTTTTGCCTCCCTAGACAAACATTTGCTACTGCGTTTAATTATTTATGAGGGCGAGTCACCCATACCGAATATTAAAAACACCACACCAAAAATTACTATGACTGCCCCTATAACCCAAGCAAACATTACCGCCAAGTCATGTATCAAAGCATCTTCCTGTTTGGCCGCTGCCGCTTTCGCTTTTTTCTTGACGGCTCTTTTCTTCTCAATCTTTGCAGCCTCCGCCTTAATCTTCACCCATCGGTGAGTCTGACCTTTGCGCGAATAATGGTCACGAATTTTGTTCATCATTTTCTCAATGCGCTCTTCTTGCTGATCTATTGTGATCGCTTCTTCTAGCGCAGAGCCTACCATTAGGTCATCATTTCCAGCTTGACGAGCCTTTGCCATCTGCTCCTCAACCTTTTTCTTAGCCGTGAAGAATCTTCCAACCTCTCCAGCCATGTCCTCAACTTCTTTTTTCTTGGCAATAGCCCCTTGCACTACTACAAAAGCGCTGTCTAAAGCTTTAATTGCTAGTAATGCCTCTCCCAGCATGATGGTTCTCCGTTAATCAGATATTGCTGCAAAAACACCCTCGTTAGAGCATGAATATCCACACCCCGTCCAATCTTCCGGCGCTGTTACATCCGTTATAATAGAAGCAGTCCAGAAATTTAAATCACCAATAATAAAATCAATATTATTAGGATCACCCATTTCAATTCTGTCATCTAACATATTTATATTGTAATCATCCGCAACCAAATACCTAGATGTATTGGTTTTTTTATCTACTATAGTTTTCATATTATCCCTTCACTATAAGTTTAGTCGCTGCTACCGCTGTTCCTGCAACAACAGAGGGGCTGTCTGCCGTATCCGATAAACTGCCATCCTCCTGAACATAATATGTCTGACCCGGAGTTAAGTTACTTTGAGCATCATCAACCGCGCCAGCAACCTGTATAGTCGCTGTTGCACCGTTTGAATACGCAGCATTAGAGATGCCTATGTAGTTTTCTGCGGTTAAATTTTTATCTGTAAATGCAGGAGCAAAAACAATGGCTGATCCGGCTCCAGCCGCAGCCTCATAAGCCACAACCATTTTTCCTATACTGCCACCCATATAAACAGAAGAAATAAAAGAATCGCCACTACGCAGAGTGCCAAGATAAACCTGAGATTCTAACGTAGATGAAGAAGTGCTGGTAAATTTAATAGCCTGATAACGAGAGTAGTTTGAAGTGTCGTGATAGGTAGTTATAAACTTTTTAGCTGTTGCATCATAATTAGCATAAATAGTACGAGCATCCCCTGAATTTCTAAGGGTTGTTTGCCCTGCAACCTGACCGCCAAAAGTTATTCCTGTTCCGCTTACAGAGCCAGCTTGATAGTAAATTGAGCTTCCTGTTCGCCAAGCAACCATAATCAAATTAGTATTTGAATCAAAGGCTATGCTTGTCTCATCAACTCCAAGACTAATAAGAACAACTGCCGAGCCGAATGAGATGCTAGTCCCACTCACAGTTCCCACCCTAGCCGTTGGATAATTTGAATTGCCAGCGTCCCTAAAGCTAACTACCACTCTGTCCGAATTAGTATCATAAGTGGCATCCCAAGATTGAGGATTTCCGTCAACTACAACCGCACTTCCAAAGCTGATGCTCGTACCACTGACAGTACCCACCTTGCACGTTAAAGCATCTGAATTGCCGTCATCTTCATAAAAAACTACAGTTTTGTTTTCGTCAGGATCATAAGTAATCCCTATTCCTTGTGATAGACCAGCATGAACTTCAGCCTCAGTTCCAGCACTTACAGACGTTCCGCTAATCGTAAAAACAGTGCATCCCACTTTTGATCCAGAAGCCCTATAAGCCGCTATAACTTTATTTGCTGTGCTATCAAAAGTAGCCCTTATGTTTTGCGGGTAGGATGCTGTGTACCCAACTGGAGTGCCGAACGAGATAGTAGTTCCGCTGATAGTTCCCACAACTGCAAACCCACGATTAGGGCTAGCGTTGGTGTCTCTATAAAAAACTAAAACTTTTCCTAAGTTTGTATCAGCCGCAATGGTAATTTCATCCATATTGTTGATATCAACAAAGTTTGTAGCACTACCAGCAGAGGCCGTAACAGAGTTATCAGCTATCGCGCTAACTGTTCCATCTGAGTTCACGCAAACGGTATCCCCGTTTGCCAAAGCTCCTGAAGCAGTAGCGGTAAAAGTAGGGGATGGGCTTATTCCAGAAATGTTAGACGCGTTAGCATCTATCTGAGTCTGAATGTTAGAGGTTACACCATCAACGTAGTTAAGCTCTGCCGTGGTAGCCGTTACACCATCTAAGATATTCAGTTCTGCTGCTGTGCTTGTAACCCCATCTAATATATTGAGTTCGGCTGCTGTAGATGTGACGCCATCAAGAATATTAAGCTCCGCAGCCGTTGAGGTAACACCGTCTAATATATTTAGCTCTGCTGTCGTACTTGTCACCCCGTCAAGAATGTTAAGCTCTGCCGAAGATGCCGTAACACCATCTATCTCTGTGCTTGCTAATGTGCCGTCAGCTAATATGCTTCCTGAAGCTATTAAATTTGCTAAATCTCTTGCCTTGCTCATTGGGTTTTCTCCAATCTATCTACGGCTTTGTGGGCCAGTCGCCATCTTCTAAATTAGGCCAGTTTGAATGTGTGGGCAAGTCTCTTAATGCTTGTCTGTAAGTTGTTATTTCATCAGACATAGTAACATCTGACAATGCGTAGAAGTCTGTTTGAGATAATAGTTTGTTTCTTTCATTGCGATGTAATTTTGCTAACTCATTGGGGGCATTTTCTTTGTCTGCCGCAATGCGAGCATCATAGGCGGCATATTCTTCTTCCGTAAATTCAACATCACCATTTTCTGTAGCTTTATATAAAGGTTTGCTATAACTCATGATGTTGCTAGCCCCCATATTCTCATTGTTCCGTTCACCACTGGCGTATCGCCATTAGTATTCCAGAATATTTTAAGACCAGTTAAGTTGTTGTAACCAGTAACTCCTCCGTTAGTCAATACCGCGCTTGCAGTTGAGCTAGCCATCCCAAACCAAGCTCCATGCAGGAAAATATTAGTGTCTCCAGCTGAAGCTCCTTTTTGGGGTCTTGCAATCCAAAACCGCATATATACTCCATCATTAGCCATACTAGAATTACTATGAGCAAGCCTAAGATACTGCCCTGATGAGCCGCTAGTTGACCAACTGCCGTAAGTTTGATTAGCCCCGTGATACTGTGTATAGCCAGATGTTATTAGCGATGAGCCTGTATAGAACCTTATAGCCGGATAAGTAAAATTATAACCACTTGTTTCTCTAACATTACCTTCTAACATATAAAGATAATAGCTATCAGACATACAATTAGTCATGTCATGTTCGGCAACAGATGAACCTGTTGTTGTTTTTAACAAAGACCACGCTCCACCACCGCCAGCATCAGACCAACTAATATCAGTTCCATCTGAGGTTAAAACTTGCTCGTTAGTTCCTTTTGTGAGAATAGCTGTTTCGCCAGAGGCGTTTCCATAAAGTATTGATCCTCTTGACAAGGCATCTAATTTGTTGATTTCTGTCGCAGTAGAAGTAACCCCATCTAAGATGTTTAGCTCCGCAGCAGTAGAGGTAACTCCGTCCAGAATATTTAACTCAGCCGCCGTACTTGTAACGCCATCCAGAATGTTAATTTCGGCAGCGGTTGAAGTTACACCATCAAGTATATTTAGCTCTGAGGCTGTGGATGTAACTCCGTCTAAAATGTTTAACTCTGCTGTGGTGCTAGTGATACCATCAAGGGTATTTATTTCAGTGCCAGTAGCCGTAACACCATCTAAGGCATTAATAACGCTTGCACTATCAGCAATATCTCTGGGTCTGCCCATTTGTTAGTCCTCCGGCCTGTAATCAATTAAATCTCCTAACTCATCCACTGAGGTCACATTATTGATGGCAATTCTTGTTTCCTGAAATTGTTTAAATAAATTAAGCCTAGCCAGCAAAGCCGCATCAGCTATAGCCTGTAGACCCGCCTTATCAGTTGTCACTTTTTCATTAGAGGAGTCAACCCAATAAAAACCATCAGGCAAATTAGTGAATGATAGATTTTTTATAATCTGTTCTATTGAGTCTGAATCAGCTTGATATGTTTTGCCGCCTACCTCAACAGTCAAAGAAGCATACTGAAGCGCATAATTCATCTTGTTTGCTTCTATCTGCGCTCTTTTACCCGCCTCTAGTTCTTGTTCTGCTGACATTATCTAATCCTCTTATGAAGCGATAACAATTCTAACCTCACCATTGCGCCCATCTGATCCGGTAGCACCATAGGATGCTGCCCCGCCATTATTTTCCTGAGTTGTCCTACTTAGAACATTACTTATTGACTCTACTCCTTGCGCTTTATAACTAGCTCCGCCACCTCCGCCTCTTGGGTATTCTCCTCCAGAGCCGCCTTTGTATCCGCCGCCACCTCCGCCACCAGTGCCATAGCCCTTCCTAGAAATCTCTCCGCCATCACCATAGCCTGAGTTTTCAGCGGTTCCAGCAGTATCGCTAGTTGGTTGGGGATAATAACCAAGTCCGCCCTTTTTGCCGTTACCGTCTCCGTATAATCCGGTGTTTGTGCCAGCAGCGGATATAGTTGCAGCAACTAGACCTGTGTGATAACTGTCTGTACCTCCATCACCACCCTCTAAACCTGTGTTTCCAGTGGAGCTAATAACGCCTCCGCTCCCAGCAACGCCAGTAGTATTATTCCAACCTGAAGCACCACCCCCGCCACCGCCAGCAACGATAAGCTCCGAATCACTATCGCTGTTATTTAGGATTGCTGTAGCACCGCCTCCGCTTCCGGCTGCGCCAAATGTACCCCACGTGTAGCTAGAATCTTGCTCCCAACGCTCGTCATACTTGCCCTTGCCTCCAACCCATATCTTTAGCGTAGTTGCGCTGCTAAATGTTTTGCTACCAGCGACAGAACCCTGTCCGCCTCCAACACCTCCCGTGTAATTCCAACCACCACCGCCCCCTCCGGTAGCACCAAGGGCGTACATGGAGACTGCTTTATTTGCCGGAACAACAAGAAAGCTAGCCGCTGTATCAGAAAAGGTAGTGAAATTATAGGTATTCCCCGCTGTAGCAAATGTCGTTCCTGAAGCAAATGTTGTCAGAGTTTGCTCGGCTGACAGCGTTGTACCCAAACTGTTAGTTGTTGCTACGACATAATAGATTGTTGTATCAGCAGTTAAGCTTGTTAAATTTGTTGTAGTTTGGTTGCCTGAAACCTCATTACCTGAGGTATCAACACCAGAGGATGTAGCCCAATAAACTTTATAAGAAGTTAATCCAGCTTCAGCCGTATAGCTGATAGTTGCTGCATTGTAAGCCGTAAGATCGGATGAAATGCTTGTAGCCGCAGCCGCAGGGCCAACCCATGAATCATTAGCCGTCTCATCTCTAACCTTCCTCAGACTCCAACGACCATCTGTAGGAAAATTTGTAGTACGACCTACCATTAACTAATCTCCTCGTAAGAGCATACAGCCTCTAAATCAGAAGCCGCGCTTGCTGTAAGCCTTATTGCATCACCTTCTTCTAAATAAAGAGGCTTTGATATTACGTCTAGTGTTGTATCAGCGGGAACAGCCACCGTCTTTGCAACATGGTAGGCCGTTGATGACCTGTATAAATCTACATTTACTGTTGCTGAATTTGTGCCGTCAATATTGCTGATATACAGGGCATTAACCTTAAAAACCTTATTTGAGGATGAGCTATTAGTAACAATGGCTGACGCGCTTGTTCCTACAGCCTGTACCGCCGTTTTTCCTGTGATTGTGCTTACATTTACTATATTGGGTGCTGACATTGTTATCCTCCGAAAACTATAGCCATTGCGATTGCCTTTCCTGTGGATGCCTTCGTATCTAGCTGTGTCTGTATATTAGAAGTAACACCATCAGAGTAATTAAGCTCGGCAGCAGTAGAGGTGACTCCATCAAGTATGTTTAGTTCTGCCGCTGTTGAAGTCACTCCGTCAAGGATATTTAATTCAGCAGCCGTGGATGTTACGCCATCCAAGATGTTTAACTCAGCAGCCGTACTGGTAACGCCGTCTAAGATGTTAAGCTCTGCTGCCGTTGAAGTAAGACCAAGATTCGTGAGGGCTGTAGCGGCATTGTTTAGATCAGATAGGTTGTTTGTTACAGTAAGAGCGTTTGCCGCGCTAAATGTCGTAAAAGCTTCTACTATCACCGAATCATTAACCGCAGCACCCGCAGCAAGCACGATTGATGTGCCATTCGTAGCCGTATATTCAGTAGACTCTAGCAGAAGAACACCATTTAAGTAGACATTTACAAACCCAACGGTGTAGCTAACCGTGAATGTTGTCTGGTTGGCTGTCGCTGTGAAGCCTGTTTTTGTATATGCCTGTTGTGATATATCCGCCGCATTCCAAGCTACAGCTTCAAGCAAATCTCCTGTAGCTGCCCCAGATGCTAAAACAAGAGCCGACCCGCTGGTTGCGGTGACGTCAGTACCAACGATTAACTTAACTCCATTTAAGTAAACATCAACATA